AATGGATTTATGGGTAGTAGTAGTTTTGTTGCAGTAATACTTATCAAAACTGATTCCTAGTGTTAGTGACATCTCCACGCTCTACAACACCTATCACAAGCCACTTTTTATTTTCGTCTATATCTATAAATTGTTGAATTGTAAAATATCTTTTATCGTATTTTATTAGGTCATCGGCTTGAATATCTGATCTATAACGTATTGTAAAAACATGGCTGATTGCATCAGAAAGGTTGGTGTTATCAAAAATAGCTCTTCTGTTGCCTATAGAAGTATTGCTCTGAATTTTTGCTTTGATAATAGCTTTTGGAGTTAAGTCAAAGGTAATATCGCAATTTGTAGGCACTAAATCTTTGTCTATTAACTGTATAGTCTTATTTAATTGACCTATCGTAATTTTGCAACAACTCATACCAATAACTTATATTGATTGTACATGTCCGTGATTGATTTTGGTGGAGTGGAGCATCCGCTGCAATCGCCTCTATTTTCATATAAAAAACCGATATGATTTAATAAGCCCACTTGGATGCTTGGTGGTATCTCGCTCAATCCTGCCGTAAATTGAATTTTTACTTCAAAATAATTATCATCTATATCCGGGGTTAAATTTTTACTAAGTGTTATAAATGGATATGCTCTCAAAACTTCTTCATATTCCGTTGTTGCTGCAAAAGAACCGCTCTCTTTGATTTCAACCGAATTAATAGAGGTAATAGGTGATCGTGCTAACTTGATAACTCTTTCAAAATATATAACTGTCTTCGTGGTCTCAAAAACTGTCTCACGTAAAACTGTACTTGTATATTTTTCAAAAAAGTTAACTGCTCCATCTCTGAACAATTCAATAAGGGTATCCTCGGAGGTATCTAACACATCTATGCGTAAAAACGCTTTTATAGTTGCTAAAGTTAGTACCTCTCCGGAAGGAGGGGTGATTATTACATATTCGCTACTCACCCGTCGCCCTTTTTAGTCTTCTGTTTTATCAGAAAGGATATACTCTATCAAATCAACTTCATCTTTGATAGTTGCATAATCCCCATCCAAAAATTCTAGGTAAACACATACATGTTGCAGTTGATCTAAACTAAGATCTAGCAACCCTTCTTCAGTTATTTCTACTTTTGAAGCATCAAATACAATATCTTCTTTATCAGAAAGGATATACTCAACTACTCCTTTTTTACTATTGATGTTTATGTATCCATCTTCCGGAAATTCCAAGTGCTTGCAAACCGCTTTGAGTTGATCGAGTTTAAGATTTTTCAATCCGTCCTCGGTTAGCTCTACGCTTGCCGCATCAAAAGCAGCTGGTATTTTTTTCTCTACTAAAGGATCGGTAGCAGCGCCACAATCGACCATGAACTGAGCCTGCTGATCAGGGAGATTAATACCAACCCCTTTTTTATAAGGGATTGATCTTGATCCTGTTGTGTCTTGGGTAATCTTCCCGTCTTTATTAGGAATTACATACATAGCTATTTACCTCCCGCTTAATTTGCTACAGGGGCATGCTTAGGAAACGCATTTAAGCCTACAGCACTGAAATTAGTACCGCCTGTAGTAGTGCCTGTAGATACAAAAGAAAGTCTTAAATATCTTTCATGCTCCACAACTCCAAGTCTTCTGGTTGTGTCGTCATCTGTGAGCACCAAAGCAGTTTGATCACCAATTATTTTAGGTGGCGTTAGTGCTGAGATATCCACTGCATCCGAAAGACCGGAATCGTTACCTGTCTCAATTTTAAAAGCATAAACTCCATCTGTGATAGTTCCTGTAGAAATTATAAACTCAAAACCTTCAAAACCTTGGGTGTCGATAATGGCACCCGCTGTTGTTGTATCTGATACAATATTTGCATTAGCAAATGCGATATTGCTCTGGATGTTACTGTGTAAATCTTTCATATCTCTACCGCCCTACGCTTTAATTTTAAGGCCCTTGATAGCCTCTGCTTGAACCACTTGACCTGTTAACCACTTATGAAATGTAAGCTCAATAATAGCTCTTTTCTTTTGAGTCACATCATCTCTGACCACTGCCATGGCAGTTCTGTCAACGATTCTATAGCCTTTGAAGAAATCTGCAAAAAGAATAGGAATCGCACCAGCTGCAATATTAGGAAGAGCATTATCGAGCACATAGTCGAAGCCGTTCAATGTATTAAACGAACCGCCGCCTTGAACTTGCCATAGATAAGCACCTCCTGAATCTTTTAAGGTTCTTAGGTTTGCATTTGTAGCTCTATTAAAACTGTAAGTTCCGTTATAACCTGTTTTCAGTTGACCTGAAAGGTTAATAGTATCATCAAATGTAACAACACCTGAACTTGCGGAAGTTAATGCTCCTGCGATTACGGCAGCGTTTGTAATGATACCCTCTGGTTTTTTAACACCGTCACCATTTACAAACTTGTCTCCCTCTTTAAAAGCAAACGCTTCAACCGCATCTGTTTGGATATCTAACTCAAAGTTAAATGCTGAGTTCATTAACATATCATTTGTAGTACCCACAGTAACACTAAGTCTATACGGTGTTACTGTCTCACTTCCGTAAGTTGAGTTACCATCTTGCCCTTCTTCCGTCTCACCTTCAAAAAACGCTTCTAGTAGTGTCTTTCTGGTAGGTAATGAAATTGATTTGCCTCCAATTGTCATAACTCTTGCTAGGCTCCTCATAGCTGATATTTCAGTAATATCTTTGATAATCTCATTTGCCATGAGTTCAGGAACCAGATAACCACCTTGCGTATCAATATCAGTACGATTTACAGCTTTTGTAATTTCTTGAAGTACTCTAATCTCATCAGGCCCGTGAAATCTAAGAGCATCACCAAGAGCTTTGACCTCTTCTGAATCTTTATAGTCAACTTTCTTAGATCCGTTTGAATTAGCAATCAGATGCTTCTCAAGTTTCTCAAGTTTTTCATTTAACTCAACTGATTTAGTCTCTGCCTCTTTAAAAGCAAGTAAACTTTTCTGGTTTGCATCTTCTTGTGCCTCCAGAGCCTTGGTCGTTTTTTCTTGTAACTCTTTAAATTCACCTTGAGATATCATGCCTTTTTCAAGTTTCTCATGACCTTCTCTAAGTGCGTCTAAAGCCTTTTGTGCTTCTTTGAGCATTTCTTCTGGTGTCACTTTGTATTCCTTTTCTTGAATTTTATTATTTTCTAAACCTACATCACGTAGGGAATCAGCGATAACATCCCGCTATCTATGATTTTATTGTATCACTAAATGCATTTAACTCTTTAATGAATTGTGTAAGATTGCCAGTTAGCTTCTTTTCTTCTTCCAAATCATCTACTAATGGCTTCCCTGTGTTTTCTGGTTTAGCTTTTAACTCTTGAATTTTGCTGATCAAAGTTTTTGCTTCTTTTGAACTAAACCCGTTGTCTTTCAATAGTGTTTCCACTGCTTTTAAAGCATCTAATGATTCTATATTTTTAATATTCGTAATTTTAGCCGCTGCGTTCGCTGGTATATCTACGATTGAGATTTCAGTAATAAATAATTCTTTGATTATCCTCACATCATCTTTCCACTCAGCATCAAGAATATAGAATCCGATAGAAAATGTTTTAAGTACGTCTGCTTTAATAAGAGCGAATGCCTCCTGCGCTTTTTGGACACCTTTGGTAAATTTGCCCTGTACAAAAAAATTGCCGTCTTTGACTTCCGTTTTATCTACAGGAAAACCGCCTATTATCTGGTCGCGTTGATGCATAAATTTCATAGGTATCATATCAATACCCTCTTCTTTAAGAAGCTTAATAGCTCTCTTCAATGCATCTTCTGTAATAATATCGTTGGTACGGTCAAGGTCGTTAGTAGAAGCAAATCCCTCTATTGTCCCCTCTTCATCGCCAAACTCTTTAACCTCAAACTTAAACGCTTTTTTCGCAAACGGTTTACCGCTATAATCTTTTTTTATCAACATCTTTGATTTCTCCCTTTACTGGTTTTACTTCTCTATCTTTAAAGAGTTTCTTTTTGGTTGTCTCTCCATTAAACTTTTTAAACAAATCTTTTTTATCTTGCTTCATGAGTATATCACCAAGCATCTGCAATTTATTATATTGCCGGCACTTGCACCCCTCGATCTATCTTTGGGGAACATTAAAAACTCGCCACCCACCAAAAAAGGCTGTTCTAATGGTCGTTTCTGTCCGTGTGCATCATGATGGGCGGGTCTTTCTTTGCCGTCTAGTATAGTAACCCATGTTTTTTCAGGAGGTGCGGCAATTATTCCAGCTGCTATAAGATTTTCCACTTCTATTGATTTTGCGCTCTCTGCTGCTGTATTCACAACATTATCCGCTATGATCTCGCTTCTGGGTACTGATTTTTCAAGAAACCTCCGGGATACATCATCCGCTATTGCTTGCCGCGTTGGTTCGATACCCTCTTCTGCAAACTTTGCGATAGTCTCGTTTAATAATTGGTCTACCATGCCTGTATTAGTATCTGTGATGAATCGTATATTGTCCTCAATCATCAATAACAACTCTTCTCGAATATCATCATCGATATCTTCGGTTAACCCTTTTGTGGATCGATAAGTTCTTTTAAAAATATTAGATACCGTAATTGCACGAGATGTCAAAGGAGCTTTAAAGAGTGCTTCATAATCACTCATATCAGGAAATATGCCTTTTGATATGTATCTTGTTTTTATATCTTTGGTAATGCGTCTAAAAATTGCTTGTATTTTAGGAATAAGCATTTTCCGCTGTTTTGCTTTTATCGCTTCCTGCCGTTTGGCTTCTTGTATTTGTTGTTTAGTTGGAGCCATAACCGTACTTACTCATTTCTTCAACTTCTGTATCCATCTCATCCTCTGTAAAAGAGTCTGTTGCTACTGGGATATCATTTGCAGGACGATAGATTACATTGCCACCCTCTGCAGGCTCCCTACTATCAAGCTGCCTAAGTTCATTGATAGTTAAATGTCCTACTTTGGATCTACGCTCGAGATTTTTTAAAGCCCTCTCGCTCAGTGCTGGTATGTCTGTCTCATTGAAAGTGATAAAGAATCTGTCTATATTCATAAAACGAGATACGGACCATGCTATTAGATCGGTTATTGTGTTAAATTCAGGGATCACAGTTGTGTCGTAAAAACTTAATTCATCTATTTGTCTATTATTGAATGTGGATGCGGAAGTATCGGCAATTGTTACAGGCACTCCAAGTCTT